CCAACACCAGAACACCCGACAACACTGCCATGTCCATCCAGGCCGCACGGACCGGTCGGCAAAGCTGATGCACGTAGACGCCGAATTGCAGTTGCTCCAACCGACGCCGGAACTCGTTGAGCACTACCCGCAGCGCCCGGTCGTTGACCTCGCGCATGTCGCCGGTGAGGATCTCGTACGGTGTGCCGGTACCGGCAGCAGCTGCCATCAGTTGCTGTCGCATGAAGTCGGGATAGTTGTTGCCTGCGTCCGGCGGTTTGGAGAACTCCACCTCTTCACCTGGCCCCAGCTCCTGCATGGTGCCGGGCTCCAGCGCCACCATCGGCGTGAAGCCGTCGCGATCCAGGTTCAACGGTTGGCCGGTGACAGGATCCCTCGGCGTGGGGCCGGAGTCCGGTGCTGGTCGACTGATAAAACCGGCGAACAGGTTGGCCACTTCCTGGCGAAACAACACCGCGTCGTCGTAGTTGTCGAGGCTGCGCAGGCGCTTCAACACCGGCGACAAGCGCGGCACGCCACGCAGTTGCCCCGGCTCGACGGGCTCGAAGATATGCAGCACCTGCGCCGCCGGTACCCGCACCAGCTGGTTGTAACCGGCATTCAGCGAAGAGGCGTCACGCGGGTGCGAGAGGTACATCCAATACGCCACGCGCCTGCCACCGGGGGTGAACTCGATCCCGGCGCGGATGAAGTTGCCGTCGCGAGTGGTTTCGAACTTGTCGTGAGGGACAAACTCGGGGGCCAGGATCTGCAACTGCAACGGCACCGCGAGGCCTTCGTCCAGACCACGCGGGCGTAACCGGATAAAACATTCGCCCGAGGTTTCCACCGTGCGGGCGACCAACACCTGCTGGCCGTTGAAGTCGGTGCGCTCATCGGCGTCCGACTCGTCGACCCAATCGTCCCAGAGTTCCTGCAGCAATTTGCGCAGGGCTTCGTCATCGGTTTTTGGCCTTGGCGTAATACCGGTGCCGATCAGGTTACTGACGCGTTTGTCGATTACGTTGTAGGCATACGGGTCGTTGCGAACCGCTGCCCGTGAACGTGAACGCAGGTTGCGCAGCGCCGGGGTGTTGATACTGTTGATTCCGTTGTCGGGCGCATCCCAGCCAGTGGATCGTCGGCCCTCCCCGGCGCCTTCGTAACTGGCCTTGATGTTCGACGGCAACACGAATCCGTTACGGGTGAGCGTCGGAAAGTGGCGGGCCATTAGAGTCCTTTGCCTCCGTGGTACAACCTAACCACCCGAGAGCGTGGTTCGGCAGTGCTGATCAACGACGTGCGGATTTCCTCGCGTGCTTTGAGCAACTCGTCGACTGATCGGTATTCCACGGTACGGTCGGTGTAGCGCACGGTTTTCTCACCGCGAGCAATGGCCGCCTCAACCGCTTCCAGGTGCTTTTGAGTGAAGGACATTTTCGAATCTCTTGAGGGGCGTAGGATGTGCCTTACAAAACACCACTTACTTACATAGGTAAGCATCATGGCCTTATCAAATATCGAGCTATTCGACGAATTTGCGGGGAAGATTTTTGGGCAGTTGTACGAGAGTTTTCCTGTACCGAAAGAACTCATCTCCGAGGAGTTTGTACCAAATACCTATGGGAAAGATGGTGACGCAGGCGTCACTCTTTTTTTTAGAAAGCAAAAAGTCTTCTTTTCCACAATCGCATGGCTTCAATCGGCCGGGTACACCTCTAGCCCGGATGAAAGAAGTGGATTCACAAAAGACGTTGTCCTCACGGCAAAGGGATTGGAAGTTCTGAAAGCCATTCCAGATAGCCTTAAAAGTGGTCCGACCATCGGAGAACAGCTCGCCGAGGCGACTAAAGAGGAAGGAAAAGAACAGGTAAAACTCCTTGTAAAAGAAGCGCTATCCCTCGGAGTGAAACTGATTGGTCCGATTATTGGAATTTCCTAGGTCAGTGTCGTTTGAGATATCCACTGGTAGAACTACGGCGTCGAGGTGGCGGCGCTGCGGGCCGCGTTTGCATAACAGGCTCTAAAGCTTGCGGAGTCTGTTGCGGCACGACAGCGGGTAGGGCTTGCCCAGCATTACTGACGCGCTCGCCTTGCACGGGCTTGATGCCCAAGGCTTCGTCGAACAGGCCGGACTGCGCCACGGACTGACGCACACGTTCCCAGTCGTGCTCCTTGTAGCGATTGAGACCCAGGTAATGAGCCATGGCCAGGCAGTACACCATCAGGTCGAGCGCTTCGTTGCGTTCGGCCTTTCCCTTGACCCATTCAATACGCTTGTGACCACGGATGTAGCGCGCCACCTTGCGCTCCGCAACACACTGATCGAAGAAGTCATCGGGTAGGTCATTGGCAAAGTGAAGCGCGCCCGGGCCGGCTTCGAACGGATAACGGTTGTAAATCCAGTCCTTCGCAGTATCAGTACCGACAAACCACAGCTCGGCGCCGTTGCGTTCGGTCTGGCCTTTCCAGGTGACATCGACCATCGATGGGCGCTGGGCGATCACCGGCTTGCCGGGCTTGCTCGCACCCTTGATAGCGAACACGTTGCGCCAGCGACGGACGCGGCAAAACTGGTAGACCTCGTCGGTGTGGTGGCCACCGGAGTCAACCGCCACCGCGAGAATGCCGAGTCCGACGCCGCAGGGGTGGAGGTACTTGGCTTTGAGCAATTCGTCCAACGCCGCCCAGGTGCGTTCGTCTGCGGGATCGCCCGACACCACTTGGTAATCGACCACCCAACGTTCCATGCCGACACCCCAGCCCATGGCCATGAACTCCAGGCGGTTAGCCTGAACGTCAACAGAACCGGTGATCATGAGCACAGCGGCAGGCAGCGAACCGAGGGTGAAGCTTTCCAGCCGTGCCCGCGCTCGCAGTACATCGGCTTTAGTTTGTTCTTGGGCGGCGTCCCAGACCTTGGCCAGACGTGTGTTATAGAACACCTGCATAGGCTCTAGGTCGCCCTTAGCCTGGGCCTTTTTCGCTTTCTCGAACTGCTTGGCAAGCGACTTCCAGTCCATCCAACCAAGCGGCGAATACAGCGCGTTGAGGTGAAAACCCACGGTCTCGCCGTCGCCATCGGCATGGGCACGCCATTCGCCTTTGGCGAGCATTTCACCCTTGTAGTACTCATCGATCAGCACGTCACAGTCCATGCCGGACGCCGCGCATTTGTAATGCACTACGCTGAAGTCGGCCGAGTAGAGAAGGTTTTCCCACTCAAGCGTCTGCATGTGACCACAATGCGGGCACGGGACGTAGTAATGACGCTGGTCGCTGCCGTCGAACAGATCAGAAATCCGCGACGCCCCCTTGATCGTTGGCGAGCTGGAAAAGTAGAACTTGGCATTGCGTCCGAAGGTGCTGCCTCGGGTTTCCGCCAGCTCGATAGGGTCGCCCTCCTCTCCGATGTCCACTTCCCAGCGATCGATTTCGTCACCGTACACGTAGCGTGCCGAGAGCTCCGATAGGTTTGCCGCTGAGCCTGCTGTCGTGACGTACAACGTACCGCCCTCGAACTCCTTGGTGTCCATGGTGTTGCGCGAATCCCGCGACCGACTAGCCGCAACACGCTCGCGCAACACCGGAGTCGCCTTGATCGTTTTGCCGATCCGTGATGACACACGTTTGGCCAAGCCCAGACTGGGCAACAGCGCCAGAATGTTCGACGGTGCCATATGCATCAGTCCGCCAATCCAGTTCAGACCGATCTGGGTTTTCATCAGCTGCGACGCGACCATGGTAATCACGCGCTTGCAGGGGTGAGCCGGTGACAGGCAACGCATGGGCTCGCGGGCATATGGTGTACGCGAGGTGCGATATTGGCCGGGCTCAGCGGCGCCGGTATCGCGCGGAATGCGCATGTACTCGTCAGCCCACTGATCTATCCAGACATCCGGATCAGGCCGCAGCCCACGGAAATACGCCTCGCGATACACCTCTGCACCGTCAGGGATATCCGTGGGCATAAGGTCAACTCGTATTTAGTGCATGTTCAAGGTCCGCTGAAGAGATGCGCTCGGCGTCTTCCAGCGAGCGACGGATCGCCGCCGTCAGGTGTTTCTCGATTTCCCAGGGATCCGTCATGGACGCCAATTCCGGAGCTAGCTGGGGAGGCATGCCGAGTAATTGGTCGCGCAACATACGACCGGCGTTGTAAGCGCCAGTCTGTACCGCTATCACAGAGACCAAAGAGCCCTTGGCTTTATGCAGCTCGATCTCGGCGAGCTGGGCCAGGTTGTGTTCACGCAAGGCTCGGGCTTTTTGGAAATCGGGAAGCGCCACCGCGGGAGTAATCGAGGGCGGCGGCGCAGCCATTGAAGCCGGCTCGACGTGGCTGGATAACTGGCTGTAAACATCACGTTGCAGCCGGTCCTGGTGGTGACGCTCGGCGACAGCGGCCTTGCTGGGGTCGGCGGTTTGATCCAGCAAGGCTTCGGTGGCTTCAAGTTCGATCTTGCCGTCCGTGGTCAACACCAACCGATTTTGATTGGCCAACTTCGAGACATAAGATTTAGCCCAGCCCCGCCGTGCCGCAAACTCCGTTTTGCTAATTACAGTCATGATTGATGTCCTGTTCACCCAGTGAACCCGAAGTGTTCACCTGTTCACTTGAGTTCACTAAGCTGGTGAACCGTTCGCTAACACAGTCCCGCGGGTTTGCGACCCCGTACCCCAGGAAAAACGGCAGGGTCCCCGGCGCCAAAATCATCCCTGCCCGCCACCGGCCGGCGGTGCCTCTGCTACACCCAGCCGCTTGGCGGCCCAGCGTTCGTAAAGGCCGATGGCGACATCGGCGCCGGCCATCGCGGTGATGCTGCCCAGGCTGCCCGCTGTCCAGAGCGACATGCCGGCGGCGATCATCAACATCATCGCCGACACCCCGCAGACAACGCAGGCACCGGACCGCAGTGCCAG